TCCTGACATAGAAGACTCTGAGTACCTATTGCCTGGAGAGACTGGTTCAATCACATTTAATCCAGGAACAGTCAGTATGAGTAGTAATTATATTGCTCTCTCAAGTTCCCTTGTGAGAAACTTATACAACATCTATCACACTCCTGCGAGAATTGCTTATCGTTGGTGGAAGGTGATTGGAATGCACACCTATGGATTAAATCCTGCAGTCCTAAGATTCACTTCTGGTCAGTATCAGACTTCATACTTTTCAATTCTATTTACAGAGGCAGAAAAAGAATCATGTATAGAAGTGGCAGGAGGTATTTACGCTGAGAATATGTCTATTTCTGCGGCATTGATGCAGCCGGAGTATAGGGATTACTTGTTTAAGCCTATTGAGATACAATTTACTTATCCGCAAAGTCTCTGCGATTTCTTAACTTTGTCTCAGGATGAGCAGTATCGGAAGGTTAGGCTCACATCTGGCAGCTTGGATCTCCAAGGATTTATTCTGGAGGCAACCAATCAGCCGGAGGATGCTTCCGGTGGTACAACTAAGTTCAGACTCCTGATGAGCGCACAAGATGCCTTAGCAGGGGGAGCATTTACACAAGGCTTCGACACAGGCTACGATAATGGCTAATCAGACAAGATCACAACTAAGCACTGACTCATCAACCTTATTTCCTGACAATACCAGTCAGTTAATCTCTCCGCAGGACTTGCGTGATTGGCTGACTAATGGGATTGATAGCTTTGTCACTCAGAAGGACATCAGCACTTTTGAGAATGCTTTTTATGAGGCCAAGTCAAGCACAATTGTGGCTGCTGCCACTACTAATCTGGCACTTGCAACCGGTAACTTCATACACATTAGTGGCACAACTAACATAACCAGCTTTGGCACTTGTCCGGCAGGAACGAGGTTTGTGCTTTGCTTTGATGCTGCGGCTAACATTGATGCCTCCGCAAGCATTATTATTCCTGGAGTGTCAAGTGGCAACACTAAGACTGCCGTTGCAGGAGACTGCTGCATGATTGTTAGTGAGGGAAGCGGAGTGTGGCGCATTGTTGGCTACTTCCCGGCAGCAGGTGCAGGAGCTGGCACAGTAATTTCAGTCAGTGGTACAGGGTCAGTTAATGGCATAACCTTAACAGGAACAGTAACCACAACAGGAAACTTAACACTTGGAGGCACACTTAGCGGGGTGGATTTGACATCTCAAGTTACCGGAGTGCTTCCGGTAGCCAATGGAGGTTCAGGAACAACTACTCCAAGTTTGGTTGCAGGAACTAATGTCACTATATCTGGTTCATGGCCTAATCAGACTATCAATGCAACCGGAGGCGGTGGAGGTTCGGGTACGGTCACATCAGTAGATTTAACAATGCCATCTGCATTTGCAGTTAGTGGCAATCCTATTACAACTTCTGGTACATTAGCAGTAACTGGAGCAGGCTTAGCGAGTCAATATGTAAGAGGCGATGGCACTCTTGCTAACTTCCCAGAAGTAACCGGAGGCGGTAGTTCAATCAGTTATTATCTCAATGGCTCAGTATCTCAATTGACAATAGGTGGCACTACCTATTATCAGATGAGCAAGACTCCGATTTTAGGCTCAGGAACTAACTTTACAAGAACAAGTGCTTCTGGTGATGGATATGTAGCATCATTTATTACTGATGCAGGAGATCCTAATATTCTTTCAATACCAGGAGGCAACTTCAATATTGAGTTTTATTTTTCTGCTTCATCAGGTGGTGGTAGTCCTCAGTTTTATGCGGAATTGTACAAGTATGATGGATCAGCACTAACATTGATAGCCTCTGGTAGTACCAATCCGGAAGGCATTACCAATGGCACAACGGTAGATCAATACTTCACTTCAATCAGTGTTCCAACTACTGCTTTGGCATTGACAGATAGAATTGCAGTAAGGGTTTATGTAATTACATCTGGCAGGAATATTACTCTTCACACGGAAGACAATAACCTTTGCCAAGTCATTACCACTATAAGCACCGGATTAACTGCTCTCAATGGCCTTACTGCTCAAGTTCAGACATTTGCCACAGGAACAAGTGGTACAGACTTCGCAATAAGTAGTGTAACCAATACACACACATTCAATCTGCCTGATGCTTCAGCCACTGCAAGAGGTCTTATTACTACTGGAGCGCAGACTTTGGCAGGAATTAAGACTTTTGGCAATGGCACAAGCGCAGGAGAGATTAGGCTGCTTGAAGGTTCAGGAAGTGGCAATAACTATACTGCAATCAAGGCTGCTGCTACACTTGCAGCTGATTATAGCCTAACATTGCCACCAGCTTTGGGTGTGTCTGGTCAAGCATTAGTTACTGATGGAAGTGGTAATTTAAGTTGGTCAAGCACTCCTGGAATTGTAGGTTCTCAATTTATTCGCACTACTGCTGCTACTGTTTATCCCGCATCAACTGCATTGGGAGTTTGGGTTAGTCTTCTTATTCCAGCAAGCACATTCGCATCTGGAGATATTTTTAAAATTATTCATAGATCAACAAAGACCGGAACAGGTAATTCTGCCCTAAGAGTAGGATTTTCGACAACTAATTCATTAACTGGAATAAATTACATTGGCGCATCAACAACAGTTACCGGTCAGCCAGGAACTATTCAGAGGCACATAAGTATAACCGGAACGGTTACAAATTATTTTAATGGAGGGGTACAAACTTATGCTACTGCAAATGCTAATGATATTCAAGGAAATACTGTAACAACATCAACATCAGCAGGGTTAATTGATTGGACAGTTGATCAATATCTAATTATTGCAGCATCAACGGTTGCAGGGGATTCATTTACAAATATTATGTTATCAATATCACCATCATGATTTATTTAGAGTACATAAATGGACTTTTAATCTACAAAAACAATTCATACTCAATTGAGAGGTTGGAAAAGATTGATGCAGAAATGGTCGATGTTGATTCATGTAATTCTGCTGGTAATAGATTTGACACCACATTGATTTCTAATTATGTAACTATAAATGACATAATTCAGACATCGGCAGACATGATAATTGAAACACTAAGCAATGGTTAAGCCTAATTCGTTTTACCGATTTGAGCAAGGATGGAGTGCAGGGTTCTACCCGGACAATCAGATTGTCTCTGACCTGCTCAATGAGTTTTATGTAAATATCTTGACTGCCTTTCCGGTCATTGCTCAGCCTGGATTAAGCACAATACCTTATCTAAAGCAAGTTCTTAATCAGGCAGCAACAGGCTACAATGCTTATCCATACTTTGGTAACTTTTCGGTTAGTCTTGACCTGGTTGATCAGGTTACATATTATGACTTCACCTTTACCGTAAGGGATGAAGGCTTGTATATTGTGGACAATACTCAGGAGTTTACCATTACTGGTCAGGCTACATTGCCTGGTAAGGTGCTTCTGCCCACTCCGGTGCTATCATCATTTACTCCTGGCAGTTACACAGGCACATTTGACAAGACTTTAATCAACGAGGAAAAGAAGATAGCAGAGGCACTAGAAGTAGTTTATCAGAATGGCTCAGCCTTATTTCCGATTACTTATAGCTACAATCCTACCACCAAGATAGCCACATCAGGACTTGCAAGAGGGACGGATTGGAAGTTGTGGAATGACATTGAACCTAACCGAACTCCTTATCCTACGCAGCCAAGGACAAATCAAAGGACATTCAGCCTGCCGGAACTTAATGCTGATGACAGGTACATAGTAAGTGTAATGGAGCGCATCATTCAGGCCTCATTGGAGAATGCTGACTACACTACATCTGTGCTTGCAGCGATAAATAGCTACGCAGTACCTGATGGGTGGACATTGACTATTAGCCATCCAGCATTTACTACCTATGAGCGAGTGCAGGTAAACTATGTCGATAACTCCGGCAGAAGGAAGTTTATTCTGGTAGGTCGCAAGGACACCACATGGCTTTGGCAGCGATTTGTGAGCGATGACAACAATGCTGCATACAACTTCTTTACGAGCTATGTAGAGACTGATGCGCTGCCTTATGAGCCTAATCAGGCAGGCAGGTGGCTTTACAATAACGATACCTATGACTTTGAGTTTGTGGAGTTCACTTCCGGATGCTATGAGTCTGAAGAGTTTTATGCCATGCCTGCAAAGCCTGGAGATCAGTGGCAATTCAACATTGACATTCAGGATGCCAATTTAACCGGACTTACCAGTGTTAATGTAGGTCTATTTACCGAAAACGGTCAGTTTGTGCAGAAGATTGGTAACGGATCAATTTTAAGCGGTGATGAATGCTGCTATGTTACAACTATTTACACATTATATGTAAATGAAAACGAGCCAAGCATTCTGCCTTTTTCTGATTTTTTAGATTTTATTAACTCATTTGAAGGGGGGATTCCATTAAAATTCTATTTCAGCAATCAGACAGAGAATTATACTGGCACATCAACTGGCACTTTGATGAGTGAGCAATTGGGTGATTTTATCCTTCAGATAACTGGGCCAATCACAACTGCTGCTCAATTCATTGCAGTGGTAGAGGCGCAAAGTTGGCCTTTTGGAATTACCGTAACCGGAGAAATAGTTGATAATGGTGGATTTGAAGGAGTCAGGCTTACATTTTGCAATATGCAGGATTCTGGATTTGCATCAATTGTTGCATTATTTGAAGCTCCAGAAGTTCCACTGCCAAATGGCTATATCTTTACCAATTACATTGACTCAATCACAAATGCAAGCTGCGGATGCCAAACTCAGATGCAGTCATCGGTGACCATACCAAGCAAAAAGGGATGCTACCGGATGGGATTGTACAATGAGCCAGCAACAACTTGTGAGCTTGAGTTTGAATATGTGATTGAAGACTATTCTGCTTGGCTTACTGCCTTATGTCTCTACACACCTAACTATTGTGCAATTGGAATTTGGGATGGAAGCGCATGGACAAGTGTTTATGGATTTCAGATCACCGATGATGTAGGAACTACTGGAGATGCCTTTCTTGCCACATTTAATGTGCCTGGTGAGGTAAGTGCAATACTTGATTCAGAGGCAGACACCATGACAATCACTTGGACTGCCACTGTGCCTTGTGTTGGAGAGTACAATATGAAGGCTGTGGTAACAGATGTGGACTTTGAAACCGTATTGGATGGCCTATGGCAGACTCCGGAGCAGTCTTGTGATTGTGAGACTTCACTATATCTATATTCACTAAGCAACATCATTAACATTGATGCCTCCGATTGTTTCTCTACCATGATTGAGTTCTGGTCAGATAACAATACCATGAACTCAGGCTTTGAGTATTTCAACAATTGGCAGCAAAAGGTAAGACTTGGAATAAATGGTGGTGGGGATAAGCCAGTCATTGAAGAGAGCCTATACAGGCAATCCAATGGAGTCCACCGGAGGCCTCAAAGCAAACAAGATTTATCGTTAGATTTGCATACTGATTTTCTCGATTTGCCTACTCAATTAGCACTTGTCGATGCCACCCGACATCCCTATTTGGTTTGGAATGGGAAAAACATATTTGTGAAAGGTGATATTGAGGTAGCCACCACTCAGGATTACTCTACACAAACCTCTTTTGAGACTTTGGCGCAAGTCAAGTTTCAGGCACTACTTCAGGGTTTTCAACCCAGGAACTCAAGTTGTTTAACTTGCTAAAACTATGTCAATTTTCTCATTAACATGCCCAGACGTTGGGTGTTATCAAAACTTTCTCTGTGATCCAGAGTTTCAGAATAAGATTATTGCGGTGGCTTATGTTCGTAAGTCTGCCGCATTGACTCCGGCTGAGAAAGCCGATGCTGACTCTTGGATTGCTGCGCTCTATGACCGTTACCTAAATGGTGAGGGTTATCTTGTATTCAATACTTCCGGTGAAAAGCCAAAGCCTGAGACTGCCACTACATCTGGTCGGGGTATGCAGAACACCAAGGCACTTGCCAAGACTCATACTTTAACGTATCAGGATATGCAGGTTGTTCAGAATAACATCCAGTGGTACAATGACATCCTTTCCACAGGTCAGAACTTTGACTTCTACTACTTCACTCCAGGTAGAATATGGGATGCCTCTGGCTACTATGTAACTGTCATCGGTGATCCAGTAATCACTGCTGACTTGAACACCTACCAGATGGCTGAAGTCACTGTGAACTGGGTGAGCAAGGTCAATCCATTGCCTTATGAGTTTGACACTGACACTTTCCTTGAGGGTCTGTATTATATCATCAGCAATAGTAATTTAGGCACAACATGGTCAGAGTGTGATGACAGTGCTTCTGTAACCGTAACTAATACAGCCGTTCTTAATGTAGGAGCTATTAGTGGCGCACCTGCGCTTGTATGGTCACTTGAGGCAACTTCCGATAGTGATGACATCACAAACATCTTTCTTGCTATTGACAGTAGCACAGGTGATGTTACATGGACAAATTCAACTGTCGGTACTTACATCTTCGTGGTAACCGTTACCAACAGCTATGGCTGTGTTTTCGGTCAGGAGACAATCACATTGACAATCACTGCTTGTCCTTAATCGTTTAAAATGGAAGAGCTAATCGGGATACTTTATTCAGCCTTAATGGATGCTAAAATCCGTGAGGGCAAATCTGAGTACATTGAATGTGCCAGAGAGAAAGCCGAAGAACTGGAGCATCATTTTGAGAATGAGTATCCCGAAAAGCTACTCCTGACTCAGCATCCGAGCGAAGAGCCTTGGATGAGGGATTACAGAAAGCGCAGATGGCAAGCACCTACTACCACTGCCACCGGAAGGGTTTATACATTCCTGCAAAAAATTCAGCAGGCAGATGACTTTAAGATTGCCTTTGACAATGACTTCAAGAAGACAGGCATTGCAGAGCGCATAGGCCTGAGCAATAATACACTTGAGTACTATGTCAGCGACTTGTTGCCAAAATATGGCAACTTAGAGAGCTGGCTATTCAATGTGTTTTTGAAGACCTACCTGATGGATGCAAATGCCATTGTGGTTACATTACCAGACTTTGAGGATTTTATCGAAAAGCCTACCGAGGTCAATACATTAGACTTCACAAGGCCTTATCCGCAGATTGTAGAGTCGGAAGACCTAATCTGGGAGGGTGAGGATTATGCCATTATTAAGGTTGAGGATTACAAGGACATGAACCGTAAGAAGTGGGATCAGTTCTTGGCAATCACTAAGATGGGATTGATTCTGTTTAGGCAGGTCAATCAATATACCTATGACCAGCCATTTCAGATTTTCATTCTGCCTTATGAGCTTCCTTATCTGCCTGTTTGCAAAGTAGGCAACATTATCTATGAGGAAGAGGATGGCAAGCTGGTCTTTGATTCGGTGCTTGCTCCTTGCCTACCGGCTTGGAATGAGGTACTGTTCAGGACTGATGACCTAAATGTACTTTGGGCAATGCACGCACTCCCTCAGAAGTGGGCATTAAAGATGTCTCCTTGCAAGACCTGCAATGGCACTGGTTACCGGACTAACAAGAAGGAAGAGAGAATAGGATGCAATGACTGCCAAAGCTCAGGAAGGGCATCAAGCTCACCATTTGGACTGATGGAAATTAACATTGACAGAGTCAGTGCCATCAATCCGACTCCGATTGTGCCTCCTGTGCCTCCGGCTGGCTATATTGAGAGGCCAACTGAGACTGTTAAGCTATTTCAGGAGGACATTGTTCAGAAGGAGTTTCAAGGCTTTAAGGCTATTGGTCTTGAGTTACTCAGCCAGATACCAGCTGCTCAGTCAGGCATTGCAAAGGAATATGACCGCAAAGAGCTAAACACATTCTGCTTTTCAATTACTGTACACCTGGCAACCATTTATAAGAAGGTCTGCTTCTACATCATGCTTCAGCGTTACAATGCTCTATTTGCAAGCAGCCTAATGGATGATGACAAGATTAAGGCAGCGCTTCCTCAGATTACCATTCCGACCGACTATGATGTAATGACATCAGACATGGTTGGAGAGATGCTGACTAAGGCAATGGCTGGCAAGTTCAACCCAATCATCACAGCCGGGATTGAGGAAGATTATGTGGAAAAGCTATATGGGGAGGGAAGCATTCAAAAGACTTACCTAAAAATCCTAAAGAACCTTGATCCCCTGCCATACAAGTCCACCGATGAAAAGACAGTGCTACTAAGCAGCAATGGATGCAGCCAGTTTGACTATGTGCTGTCATCTAATCTACCTGCCTTCATCATGCAACTTGTGGCGCAGGATGCCATGTGGTATGAGAAGCCTATTGAGCAGCAGAGAGCAGATGTAAATGCCTTAGCAACCATTAAAGTTGCTGAAATAAGGCAGTCTATTGTGCCAATAATGCCGGAGGGCTTATGATATGCCGCCAAAGCAGGCAGAGTTAATCAAGAAGATTCAGGAACTTCAGCTGGCAATTGAGAGCCGGATGGATGAGGCTTTGCCTAAGATATTTGCAAAACTATCCAATCAAGTCATTGACCTGGCAAGCAATCTTAGCCTTGATGCCACCGACCGAGCCAAGACTTTAAAGGAGATGATTAAGCTCCGCAAGGACATTGCCGACACCATCATCAACAATTCACTTTATCAGGCTCAGGTTGCTGAAGTGCTAAAAGGATTTGAGATGTTGGCTGACCTTAGCAATGATTATATGAGCATTATTCTGGATGACTTCAAGCCAAAAACTGAGCTTTACAAGGCTATTCTCCAGACTAACATTGAGACAACCAAGAATGCTCTTCTTGGAGCAGGTATAAGAGACAACTTCAGCACAGCAATTCAAGAAGTCCTAAAGGACAACATTGCCGGAGTAGGCACAAGAGCAAAGCTCAATGATACATTGAGGAAGTTCATTGAAGGCACTCCAGAGAATGCACCATTCTTGAACAGATACATTAAGCAGACCACCAATGACTCTGTAATGACATTCAATGCCGAGTACATTCAGACCATCTCTGATGATCTTGGTGTTGAGTATTATCTTTATGCAGGAACACTGATTGAGGATAGCCGTAGCTTCTGCCAGGCAAGGTCAGGTAGATACTTCACAACTGATGAAGTCAAGGCATGGGCAAACCTTAAAGGCTGGCAGGGGCGCATGGCAGGCACAAATAGCAATACAATCTTTATCTATCGTGGAGGCTACAACTGCCGACATCAGCTTTGGCCTGTTGCCAAGGAGCAATATGAACAGGCTCAGGAGAGAGGCAGAGCAGGACTCAGATAAAAAAAGCCCAGAAGAGCTTATTATCAAAAAAGTGATAGTTGAGATTTTAGAGTTATGGCTGATTTAACATTTGCCTTTGCCAAATCAAAATAGCTTTCTTTAAGTTCAAATCCTATTGCCTTTCTGTCCATTTTTACAGCTTGGTAAACTTCACTTCCTATGCCCATGAATGGGGTAAGAATTGTATCTCCTTTATTTGAGTAAAGATGTATTAGTCTTTCAATAGTATCAAGTTGAAGTGGACATATATGCTTCTCATCATTATCTTCTCTTCCATTTCTAAATCCCTGTAGTGTATTTCCATAGTCAATATCCATCCATACTGGTGAGGCATACTTTTGCCATAAATCTACTGATAGATCTGTATTAGTTACAGGATTTAATCTTTCTCCATCTTTTCGAAATATCATCACATAATCTGGAATTCCTACTCTGCTCATGGTACTATCTTTTTTTACCTGCTTATGCAGTAGTCCAAGTGCCTTTGTTCTTTGCATTTCTACAACAGGGTCTTTCCAAATTGTAACTCTTGAATGATATATGAATCCAGCTTCTTCAAAAAGATTTAAAATCATTCCGCTAAAATCTCGAAGTCCAATGAATCCTTCTTTACCTTTTTGAATCGGCAAATCCATACAATGAACAGCCACATTTCTGCCATCCATTATTACCCTATAAAGTTCCTTAACAAGATATGAGAATTGAGTAAGAAATTCATTATAGTCTTTTGAATTACCCATATCTTCTATGTGATTTGAATAAGTATATAGTTCTGCAAATGGAGGACTAAATACACTTAATCCAATACTATTAGACTCAACTTCTGTAATCAGTTTTATGCAATCACCTCTTTTTATAGTGTACCATTCATTTGATTCAGATTCTAAGTCATAAGATGCTGATTGCATTATGTTACCAGATAGATTTGCGTTGATAGCTTCGCTCATTTCATTTTGCATTATTTCAAATTGTTTTTGCTTGTTATTGATTGATTGATTTACATTTTGCATTGTATCAGTTGTAATAAGATAGATATTTACTTCATTTTTTTGACCGAATCTATAAGATCTTCTGATAGCCTGATATAGACCTTCAAAGCTAAAATCAAGACTAGCAAAAATCTGATTTCTACAATTCTGATAATTTAGCCCAAACTGAGCTATTTTAGTCTTTGTTATTAAGACTCTAAACTGATTATTAGCAAAACCTAAAAGCATCTTTTCCTTATACTCTGGAGAGTCAGATCCTTTTACTTCAATAGCACCAGGTATAAGCTGCTTTAAAAGCTCACCTTCTTCATTCTGTTTTATCCATATAATAAAGTTTTCTTCACTTGAATTTGCAATGTTAGCAGCTTCAGTAAGTCTCTCATTTTTTGTGATCCTTAACTCTTGATTAAAGTTAGTAGCAGATATGATTGCATCATTAAATAGGCTTCCATTATCACGCTTTGGTGTTTTTATCTGTCTCTCATATAAATTAAGAATGGGAAGATCATATCCATGAGCCGAGAATCCAATATCATGAGGCTTATTAAGCATTATTGCCCAGCTACCGACAAACTGATAGAATAGTTTAGTAGCATGACCTTTTAATCTCCATTTAGCTGTTTCTCCACCATCATGAACAAAGTACATAGCAAGCATTTCATTCCTGCTCATTACATCTAAAAATTCAGAATGATTGCCTAGCTCCATTGGATCATTTGGGCTTGGAGTTGCCGTGCATGCTAACTTATATGGAGTTTTTGCAAAAGAGTCTATTATAAGTTTTTTAGTATTCCCTTCAAAATTTTTTAGAATTGAGCTTTCATCAAGAACTATTCCAGAGAATATTGAACAGTCAATATTATCAAGCTGTTCATAGTTTGAAATTTGAATTGGGAATAGACTTCCATCATATTTTAATATTGGGATGTTAAACTTTTCACCCTCCTTTATTGTTTGACCAGAAACAGCTAGCGGAGCTAAAATAAGAACAGGTTTTTTTGTTTCAATTGAAACCCTATATGCCCATTCAAGCTGCATTAGAGTCTTTCCTAAACCGCAATCTGCAAATATGGCATACTTTCCAGCTTTTAATGCTCTATGAACTATAAACTTTTGAAAATCAAAAAGTTTATCATTTAAAATTGACTTATCAATATCAAAACCAGAAAGAATATGTTTTTTCTGTTTTTTATTTAAAAAATCATTGTACATTTTTAAATCAATCGAACATTGGTTATTTTTTTTCATATTGGTTAGATTTTCTGCAAAAATATAAATAGTTTTTTTTCTGCAAAAATTTTTAAAAAAATATTTAGATAGAGTCAGTTTTTACTTTCAATAGGTCTGATGGAGGCAAAAGATGCCTCTGTTCAATGACCCACCGAAGGCCTCTTCCAAGATCAATTTGGCTAACTACTTCCAAGGCCATTGCTTGTCCAATCCAACCTACTATGTTAGCAGTACAATGCTCATGCAGTACGGTGCATAAGACAAATAGGTCGGCATTGATTTCCTCTTTGCGAAAGAATATAAGCCTGCCTGTGCGATACTTGGTGGACTTTACCTGAACATTATAGTTGCCGAGCATTAGGTCAATGACTCCACCATCCCCCTCCACCGAAAGAGTAGTGTCAAATGGGATTCCAAGGTACTTACTGACTGCATATTCACCCATGATGCCCATGAGGTCAGCCTCATACCTGGTATTGCCATAAATGATTCTTGAAGGCCTATTAGGATTGTCTAAATCCTTGATGGCACACCTACCATGTGCCAGCATTCGGAGAAACTTCATCTCCCTTTCGGTGAATTGATATGTCACTGAGCATAATAGTTTACAAAATTATACTAATTTACTTTACATTATGAAACTTCAATTCAAGTAAAATCGTAAATGATTTTAGTATAAATTTACAACATGGTACTAAAGCACTTCAAGATTGCAGAGTTTGACTCACCTGACCTTCCCGGCTC